ATTNTTATTTGCTTTTCTATANACATCTAAACTTTCGATAGATTGTTGAAACAATGGTGAAAAGTTATTAGATGTAATTTCTATNTTNATGGCTTCTTGCCAATCTGTCGGTACAGTTAAGTATTGGCTATCTGCTGTTGCAGTAGCTCTTTTAATCATTTCTTTTGTGCGTAATCTTCTATTGAGTTCAGCTTCAGTGCTGTCAATAAAGGTGTCAATGTATGACGTTAAATCTGAACGATTTAAGTAATTTGCGATATTAGTTTTTAATTCTGCATAAGTCATACTTTACCTTGCCAAGTTCTAAATACATTATTGTCTGGGTTGTTTAGCCACTTCTTCCACGCTGCTCTGTCTCTATCCCAGCCCTCTCGGACTGCTTTTTGATAAACGACCATTGGAACTTCAGCGATGTGTCGCATATCCTTTCCAGGTTTAGGTGTATTATCTCTAAGTTTCTTAACGTGGTCAATGACGGGATTGACATCTTGAGTTGTGTGGTAAACAAGCTTGTCATCTTCGGTAATAAACTCTGACTTATAGCCAGTTTTATGATCGGTAACAGTTCGTTTTATTGGCATAAATAAAAAGGCGGGTGGCTTTTACACCACCCTAAATCTAACTAACTTATGAAGTTGTTAAATCAACGACCGCTCCATGAGCAGCTTCGTTGCTCACTTCGAGACCATACTCAACAACAAGGAGCTTAGTGACAGCGTCACCTATTGTTCCAATGTCAATTGCTTCAAAGTCTCTTAGGTAAGAAACTTTTGCAAAGTCAGGATCTACTAATAATAGTGATCTTTCTCTGCTGAAGTTAGATGGAACGATTTTTAGCTCTCCAAAGTCTGAAGAATAAATAGAAACACTAGCTTCTACTGTAGTAGCGTCAACAAACTGTCTTGCTTGTGATCTACCAGTAAAACCTGAGATTTTTCCTTTATTAACAGGCCCACAGATTGCCATTGAAGGCTCTCCACCATTAGAGAAACAAGACTGTAAAGCAGTTTTTAAAAGTGCTTCAGTCAAAGCTCTTTGAGTTCCGTCTGTTGGAGCTGTTCCACCGCCAGTAGGAGTTGATCCTGCTGCGTTGTCAACATTAGAACTTACCCAAGACTCAAAACCACCAGTTACACGAGCTGCTGTTGCAGAACCAGTTGTTTTTGCGCCTTTTTGACAGAGAGCTGTTTCCATATCTCTTTTAAGTGCTTTAGACATAATAGCAAGTTGATGAGCCATTTCTGACTTTTTACCTGCTGGATCACTAGCTTGTTGAGAGCCAGTTACAGTTGCGTCTCTTTTAGAGATCATTGCTACGTTGCTATTTCTAACAGTAGCAGTTGATGCTGCTCTTGAGAGTTCAAAACCCTCAAGATTACCAGCTCCACTTGGAGTTGGTAGAGATTCAGTTTGCCAATCAAAAACTACGTTCTTAATTGAGTTTTTTCCGATTGATGACATAAACGGGGTTGTCTGAGGAGAGATGTTATAAATAACATTACTTAACTGTTCTCTATCAGAGGTTGCTGTATACGTATCAAATGCGTTTGTAATCTTCGCCATGATATTTTCCTATATTAAAAAGTTTAAATTATTTGTTCAAATAGTTTAGCTGCATCCTGGACTTTTCCAGTTTTAGCTAAAGTTTGACGCGCTCTTTTCAAAGGTGCTGAAGTTTTCGGTGCATTTGAAGTGCCAGGTCTTGCTGTACGAGCCACTGCCTTCTTTTCAGTCGGCTTTTTCTTGGTCGCTTCTACTGTCTTTTGTTGTAACCAAGCATTTCTTAAACCGAGTAAAACTCGATAATCATATACTGAGTCCATCTCTTGGGCTGAATAGCCTAAGACACTAATCCCATATTCACGAATTGCTAGTTTTTCTTTTCCAGCTACTTCGTTATTTTGCCATTCTGGAATTTGTTGTAGCAACTGTTGGTTTCCGTAATCAACAAACTCTGCGAGTTTCTTTTGCTGTTCAACTTGGGCCTCTTGTTTAGTCCTTTGTTGTTCAGCTTGTACGGATTGCAACTTTTGCTTCTTCTCATTCCAAATGTCCTTTTCTCGGACATAAGCAATAGGATCTGCTTCGTATAAAGCGTTCCAATCTGGTTCGTTAGCTAACTCACCCTTCAATGTTGCCTCTAACTTTGGCAGCAACTGAGAATAAATTGCGTCTTTTTGCGCTAACTCTTGTTGTTGGTTCTCAATAGTTTTTCTCTGTTGAGCCAATTCTTGCGTTTTGCGCGTATAGTCTTGTTGTCGACTGTATCCACTTTGGAGTTCTTCGAGGGTAACGTCTTTATCTTCACCATTAACACTAATGGTGTAGAGTTGAGGTTCTTCGGACTCCAAGTTTTCTACTTGATCTTCCTCTGACTGTTCTTCTTCTTCGTAGTCATCATCTTCAGATTCATCTTCCTCAATCAATTCTTCGATCTCTTGGTCGATTGCCTCTTCAGTAACTTCTACTGGTGCTTCTTCTTGTGATTCTACTGGTACTTCTTCTTGAGGAGTCAGTAGAGCTTCCATTGAATGAGCTGCTTTTTCCATGTTCGATTGTAAAGCAGTCGGTTTTTCCGTTGTTGCCATGATTTACCTAAAATGTTAAAAACTTAATTTTATCAGCTTTTTTGTGCAAATTGCACACTTTTTACACAACTTTATGTAATCTGCTGAGTTGAGATTTTGTGATCTTGCCTTTCTCTATAATGATGCGTAGATGTTTTTCTACTTCGGGAAGCAATTTGATTGCTTTGTGGAGTGCTTCTCTGTCGGTTACATCTTCTGCTTTGGTTAACAACCAAATATTAATGTATTCGTCTTTGAGGTGTTCTATAGCGTTTTTGAATGTTTCGCTATTTAAAATTAATTCAGCTTCGTTGGATTTTAAGATTTCTTCTTGTGATGCCATTTAGAACAACTTCTGACGTTATTATAACCACCAAAGTTTTGTATTGGTGATGAAACAGGTGTTGGATCTAAAATTTCTTTTATTAACTGATCGTTATAATCTTGCATTGAAACTGATGGCATTGGCTCATTTGGAATAAATGGCATACCAATTGGAGTTGTCGGCAAGTCTTGTAAAGATACAACTGGAGTTTCAGGTACAAAATAAGGTGGCATTGGATCAACTGGTACATC